ATCGATTCCCCTCGTTTCTGAAATCATTCTTGTAATAGCAACGGCAACTGGCAGAAAAAAACAGCCAACGCATTTAAATTTAATTCAGTATATCATATATTATCGAAAAACACAAGGGGTTATAAAGCGATAGCTTTATTTTTCGTCATTTTGGGTTGACTCTGATTTGCATATTCTCCTTTCTGCCGTAATCACTTTTCAAGTGGGAAGTTCACTGCACCCGGCATGATGAAAAGTGCCACCTGCCACCAAAAGGCCGCAGTTGCCCCTCGGTGTAGGTGGTATTTTTTTGCCCCTTATTTTCCCCGAAGCATATAAAGCAGGCTACTCTTGCCGCCTTTTTCACGGTATCGCTGCTGGGTTTCAAGAAGTCCGGACTTTCTCAAATCCTGCAGCGCCCTGCGGACAGTAGACTGCGACAGCTTCAGTTCGCTTGCTATGGTAGGGATCGCAGGCCAGCATTCGCCGTCCTTATTCGCCCTGTCGGAAAGATAAATATACGCAGACACCGCACGGTGAGGCAGTTCGGAGCGATACAAAAAATCAAGCCTGCCCATCGGATTTCACCTTCTGTTCCTGTATTGTAACCGGCTGCTGATTTCTGCGGTTTCTCGGAGCAGTCTGCAGAGCAGTTCCACCGCTTCGCCGTTTTTCCTTGTCCTGCTGTCTTGCCGGTCTTGGCTCGTTCTTCTCCTCGATGTGCTAACAAATCGGAATTTTTTGTGATTTTTTCGTTGGAACCTATTGACAAACCAGAAAATGTGAATATAATGATGTTATCAGGATTGCTAACGGGCTAACAAGCAAACCTGCAAACATCATTGTTTCACCATGTGATTAATGAGAGTCGCCCGAATTATTTATTTTTATTTTTAATGGCTTTTATTGCCGAATTTATTTATTGAAATTTTTAAGGGCTAATGTAAAAGAAAAGGTGAAGATTATGAACACACAGCAGTATTTGAATTTCGGAGATTTTCTCCAAAAGAAACGCACGGAGAGGCAAATCACCCTTCGTAAGATGGCGGAAATGATAGGTATAACAGCGCCATATCTGACAGATATCGAAAAGGACCGTCGTAACCCTCCCGAAATGGAGAAATTGGAAACGATCTCTAACATTCTCATTTTAAGCGACGAAGAGAAAACCACTATGTTTGACCTTGCCGGAAAGCGCAGAAATTCGGTAGCGCCTGATCTGCCGGATTATATCATGAAGAGAGACTATGTATCAGCTGCTCTTCGTACTGCACGCGATTTAGATGCAGGCGAGGAAGACTGGCATAAATTCGTTGAGGAGCTGAAGCAGCGAAAGGGGTAATTTATACAGATGTACACACCTACCGTAAAGGTGAAAAAAAGCGGAGTTCCTGTCGTAAGTAAGAAGGAACTTGACGCCATCGGCGAGAGATTTGTTGCAGATTTTCAACCTAATGTTCTGAAAAATCCTGAACTGGTGGATATTGATGGCTTTGCAGAACTTTATCTGGGCATGACTCCCGACTATCAGTATCTGTCCCATAACGGCATCTATTTAGGGATGACTGTATTTAACGATACCAATAAGGTCATCGTTTTTGATCCCACATCCCAGCGTGCTGAGTATATCAGTGCAAAAGCCCGCACCATGATTATAGACAAGCAGTTACTTGAAGAAAACCAACAGCACAGATACCGTTTTACCGTCGGTCATGAGGCAAGTCACGATATTCTGCACACCGCTTATTTCGCTTATGACCCTTGTCAAATTTCCATGTTTGATGATTACGAACCTATGATACAGTGCCGCTTAGATACTCCCAGCGGAAATAAGAAAAACACCACAGAGTGGAATGACTGCGACTGGATGGAGTGGCAGGCTAATACCCTCTCTTCTGCTATCCTTATGCCCAAATGTGCGGTAGAGTTGATTGCAAACCGATACAGAGAACACAAAGATCTAAAAAATCCGATTCATCGTTGTATACTCGTTGCACATATTTCTAACGCATTTGATGTATCTATCGCAGCCGCAACCATACGCTTAAAAGATCTCGGATATATTGATAAAAACGATACAACCGATTATTCCATTGGCACAACCCTTATGGATTTTGCCTCGGTAGTCGCTGCTGTATAAATTCTCTGTCAATAATAGCGGGTTTTCCGCCCGCTGTTATTTTTTATCCACAGTGTTAATAACAATGCTAACACGCTAACAAACGGAGGTGTTGCCTATTAGCACGACAAGGAAGGAGGTTCTCCATGGAGGAGATACGAGACTGTAAAGGCAGACTTGCCTGCAAAGGTAATGCTGCCACGGGTTTTGTTGAAGCAATATATAAAGGACAAAAGACCCGAACTACGCTCCCTGTTGGTGAAACATTCACCATAGAGCGCGAAGGTGTTGTAACAAAAGTCATTCGAATCAGCACCACAGCTTTCAAGATTGAAAGCTACGCTTGTGCGGCGTAACGCACATAATTAGTGAAATAGAATCCGCAGAGCTGCACGACGGCCGGGATACACAGTTTCTCATTTGAGGATCAGTGCGTCCCAGCCGTCTTTTTGTTTTGCGGAACGTGAGTAGCTTCTGCGGCTTCGATTTCAAAACCTTATTTAACTATGAAATCGAAATGAAAAGGAGCTACTTTTATGAAAATCAAATACGCATTTTTAGATGGAGCAACCACAGAGGTCGAGGTTTCCGAGGAAATCGGTACTGTGATCATCGACAGCCGAAAAGCGGAACACGCCCAGGACGAGCGTCAAAGGTATCACTGTCCGTATTCCTATGACGCCATCGACTATGAGGGCGAAGAATATTCCACCGATGAGACTCCGGAAACAGAGCATATCCGCTCGGAGAGGGACTCCCGTCTATATGCGGCGCTTGCCTCCTTGACCGAAACCCAGCGCAGACGGTTACTCATGCTTGCGGATGGTCTTTCCATGAGGGAGATTGCTCGCCGTGAATAAGCGGATATCAAAACCGTGCGTGAGTCAATCGAAGGGGCAAGAAAGAAATTTCAAAAGAATTTCTGAAAGCACCCCCTCAAAACACCCCGCTTTTCTGCGTATAGCGAGAGGGATACAAAATCTGCCCTTTCAGAAAGGCGGTAAGCAATGAGACACAATTTGAGTATCAGCGTCTCAAAGGAACCCAAGGGCGGCGGGGTTGTTGCCTGCAAATGCATCACTCTCCGTGAAAAACTCTTGACCAGGCTTATGGGTTCCAAGCAGAAAGTGATGGTTCTTATCCCCGGCAGCACCGTGGACACCGTTTCCATCACCGAGGTCAAGGAAGGAGGACTGCACTATGAGCAAAATTAAGCTGCTCCTGGATGTGGTCGAGGATATGCGTTCTCTGGCAGACAGTATCCAGGCTGTCGCAGATGCAATGACGCAGAGCGAAGCACAGCCGGATACAGCACCGAAGGCCGCAGAAACTCCGGTGCCCAAGACAAAAGCCGAGACGAAAATCACAATCGAAGAGGTTCGTGCGGTTCTCATTCCTCTTTCTCAAGACGGTTACGGCGAACAGATTCGTGCGATTTTCAAAAGGTACGGTGCGGAAAAGCTGTCGGGTGTTGCTGAATCAGACTATGCGGCAGTGATTCAAGATGCGGAGGAACTAAAAAATGCCACCTAACAATCATGCAATTCTCTCTGCTTCCTCTTCCCACAGGTGGCTGAACTGCAACCCCTCTGCTCGTCTTGAGCAGGAATTTGCAGACCGAGAGAGTGAAGCCGCCGCAGAAGGCACAGCGGCTCATGCACTGGCAGAACACAAACTCCGCAAGGCTCTGAAGATGCGTTCCAAGAAGCCAATCAGCCGCTTCGACTGTGACGAAATGGATACGTATACCGACGCCTATGTTCAGTTTGTGCTGGAGGCTCTTTCGGAAGCAAAGCAAAACTGCTCCGATCCTACGGTGCTGATCGAGCAGAAGCTGGATTTTTCCTGCTATGTGCCGGACGGTTTCGGTACGGGCGACTGCATCATTGCGGCAGACAAGCTGCTGCACATCATCGACTTCAAATACGGTCAGGGCGTTCTTGTCAACGCAGAAGAAAATCCGCAGATGATGCTGTATGCTCTCGGCGCTCTCCGGCTGTTTGACTCCCTCTACGATATCGAAGCGGTGTCCATGAGCATCTTCCAGCCAAGGCGTGAAAATGTCAGCACATGGAGCATCAGCGTTAAGGCGCTGAACGAATGGGCGGAAAACACACTCATTCCCAAAGCACTGCTGGCCTTCAGCGGCGAGGGAGAATATCATCCCGGCGCATGGTGCCAGTTCTGCAAGGCGGCGGTCAAGTGCCGTGCCAGGGCAGAAGAAAAATTACAGCTTGCCAAGTATGAGTTTGCACAGCCGCCGCTCCTTACGGATGCGGATATTGAGGATATCCTCGGCAGGCTGGATGACCTCACCAAGTGGGCGAACGAAATCATGGCGTATGCGCAGGACGCCGCTGTCAATCACGGGAAGCAGTGGCACGGGTATAAGCTCGTGGAAAGCCGCACCAACCGCAGGTACACCGATGAGGATGCCGTGATCAAGGCTGCGAAATCCGCCGGATACCATGACATTTTCAAACACAGCCTTATTCCCATCACAGAGATGGAAAAACTCATGGGCAAAAAGACCTTTGCCGAGGTTTTGGGTGCTTTCGTTGAAAAGCCCCAGGGCAAACCGACTCTTGTTCCGGCATCCGACAAGCGTCCGGCTATTACATTCACGGGTGCAGAAAATGACTTTACTGAATTTAAAGGAGATTAAAAATTATGGCTAACAAGACTAATTCCACCAAAGTTGTGACCGGCATCGTCCGTCTTTCCTACGCAAATGTGTGGGAGCCTGCTTCCATCAACGGCTCTAACCCCAAGTACAGCGTTTCGCTCATCATCCCCAAGTCAGATACCAAAACTATCGCAGACATCAACGCTGCTGTAGACGCCGCTATCAAGGACGGCGCAGCGAAATTCGGCGGCAAAATACCCAATAAGGCAGCTCTCAAGCTCCCTCTCCGTGACGGAGATACCGAGCGTGATGACGAAGCGTACAAGGATTCTTATTTCGTCAACGCCAACAGCACCACCGCTCCTCAGATCGTTGACCGCTCTGTGAATCCCATCCTTGACCGTGCGGAAGTCTACTCCGGATGCTATGCCCGTGTATCCATCAACTTCTATGCCTTCAACTCCAACGGTAATCGCGGCATCGCCTGCGGTTTGGGCAACATCCAGAAGGTTCGTGACGGCGAACCTCTCGGCGGTAAATCATCGGCGGCTGACGATTTCAGCACCGACCTTGATGATGATTTCTTGGCATAAGGAGGGCTGACCGATGACTGAATATCAGGAACTTATGCTTTCCGTCTGCTTCGGCGGTATGGTCGGACTGATGATCGTAAATCTCATCGCCGCGCTCGGACTCTGTATCAGCGAATGGAAAGACAAATGCCGCAGGCGCAAGCTGGATAAGGAACTGGCTGAAAAACTGAAGGAAACAAACAGCGCGAAGTAATGCCGCAGGGCGGCAGAGAGCAATTTCTCTGCCGTCCATTACTTCATCGAAAGGACGACCTATGAAGAACTTATCTATCGACATTGAAACCTATTCCCCGGAGCCGCTTGCCAAGTGCGGCGTGTACCGTTACAGCAGCCACCCGGATTTTGAAGTTTTGCTGTTCGGATATTCGGCAGACGGCGGTCCCGTTCATGTAGTGGATTTCACTGCCGGTGAGAAACTGCCGGACGATGTCCTGTCCGCTCTTACAGACACATCTGTCACCAAGTGGGCGTTCAATGCGCAGTTTGAGCGTGTGTGCCTGTCGAGGTATCTCGGATTTCCTGTCGGGCAGTATCTCGACCCCGCATCTTGGAAATGCACCATGGTGTGGTCGGCAACACTGGGACTTCCGCTCTCTCTGGAAGGCGCCGGTGCAGTATTAGGACTTGAAAAGCAGAAGCTCAAAGAAGGCAAAGACCTTATTCGCTACTTCTGCACGCCTGCCAAAAGCCGAGATGGGCGCTTCATCCGTCATTCCCCCTCGGACGCTCCCGAAAGGTGGGAGCAATTCAAAGCATACAATCTGCGGGACGTAGAAACGGAAATGTCTATTCAGCAGAAGCTGTCAAAATTCCCGGTTTCCGAATCGGAGTGGGTCAACTACCACCTCGATCAGGAGATCAATGACCGCGGCATTATGCTGGATATGATGATGGTCAGGCAGGCAATCCGTTGTAATGAGCAGTATAAAAAGACGCACATGGAACAGGCACGGGAATTAACAGGGCTTGAAAATCCCAACTCCCCGGCGCAGCTGAAAGCGTGGCTTTCTGAAAAAGGCATTAAAGCCGACTCCCTTTCCAAAGCGGCAGTAGCTGAACTTTTAGAACATTATATGGGTCCCCGACAAGTCGGTAGACTTGTTGGGGAAAGGAGGAGCAGCGAAATGACTGAGCTTTCGGCTTTAGGCGGAAGCGAAGGATATGCAGCTTGCGACGACGCCGGTGAGGTGGAACTGGCGCTCTCGCTTCGTCAGGAGCTTGCCAAGAGCAGCGTTAAGAAATACACCGCTATGGAAACTGTGGTGTGCAGTGACAACCGAGCCAGAGGTCTGATTCAGTTTTACGGAGCCAACCGAACCGGAAGATATGCCGGACGGCTCGTGCAGGTGCAAAATCTGCCGCAGAATCATCTGCCGGATCTGGAAGCGGCACGAGGGCTTGTCCGTGACGGTCAGTTTGATACGGTTGAACTATTCTATGAGTCCGTGCCAGTGGTTTTATCGGAGCTTATCAGAACAGCCTTTATGTTGTGGTCAAGCTTTTTTGTAACACTTTGTTCGATAAATATCTACCTGTAACGAGCCTCCATTGTTGTTAAATAATTATTGTATGAATGAGGGCGAACATAGTTATACCAATTTATGTATTTCATAGTTAGTTCATCCATCATCTCTACATTTGAAAATGAAGTTATGTTATAAAAGTTGCTTTTGAAAGTGTTATAAAATCTTTCCATTGGAGCATTATCATAAGGACAGCCAGCCTTACTCATACTTTGTGTTTTATTATTCTCTTTGCAAAAATTTACAAATTCCCATGAAGTAAACTGTACCCCCTGGTCTGAATGCAAAATCACTTTAGGGTAGTTTTCCTTTTCAAGGGCTGTCTTCAGAGTGCTTATTGCCAAATCAGTGTTGATATAATCACTGTTTAACGAAGCGACAGCTGACCTGTCATACAAATCAATAATTGAACAGTTGTATCTGAATTTTCCATTTGGCTGGCGCATATATGTGAAGTCTGTGCACCATACTTTGTTCTTGCAGTCGACAGTAAAATTCTGATTTAAGAGATTGTCAAAGATTTTATTCTTTTTGCCAGTCTTGTAACCTGGCTTAGAATGCATAATTACTGCACAAAGATTCAATTCCTTGTTCATATATTTATGCATTGTGGTATTGCTTAACTCATAGCCATATCGTTTGATAAAAATGCGCATAGCCCTATAGCCTATAACACGATTGTTGTTGTAATAAACATACTTTATAAGCTCAAAGATATGTGCTAAGCATTCACGATATTTTCGCTTTGCATCCTTTTTGTAGTTGTAATAACAATTAGGACTAATGCCAAACTTCTGGCATAGCCATCTTAAACCAAATATATTTTTATTGTCATC